ATGGCCAGGAACCTTCTCACCGTCACTGAGATCAAGAATTCCCCGAAGCCGAAACTTCGGGACGGAGATGGCTTGTGGCTGCACACCAGTAGCTCCGGAAACCGCCATTTTGTGTTCATCTATATAAGGCATGGGCGTCGCCGCGAAATGGGCCTAGGCACATATGGAACTGGAACCGGCCAGGTTAGTCTCGCAGCCGCCCGAACAAAAGCGGAGGAGATACGAACCATCCTCGGGCGCGGAGGCGACCCATTCACCGAGATGGGGGAGCGCCAAGAAAAGGTGAAGCCCACAACTTTCGGACAATGCGCCGATGATCTCGTTGACGCCATGGAATCGCAATGGCGAAATGAAAAGCACCGCGCGCAGTGGCGAATGACGCTGACCGAATACGCGAAGGCGATTCGAAAGCTACCCGTTGCGGAGGTGACGACCGATGACGTTGTTCGTGTTCTGAAGCCAATATGGAGCACAAAGGCGGAGACGGCATCTCGTCTTCGCGGTCGAATTGAAAAGGTGCTCGACCACGCGAAAGTCCGCGGCCTGCGAACTGGAGAGAACCCAGCTCGATGGAAAGGACACCTCGACCATATCCTGCCAAAGGCCGGGAAGCTGAAGCGAGGACATCACGCCGCGATGCCGTATGCGGACGTGCCGGCCTTCATTAAGAAGATTCGAGAGGCGTCCGGAGTTGGCGCCCGCGCGCTCGAGTTCACTATTCTGACTGCGTCACGTACGGGCGAAACCATGGGAGCCAAGTGGGCTGAATTCGACTTCAGGGAAAACGTATGGACCGTACCCGCCGAGCGGATGAAGGGGGGACGCGAACATCGGGTTCCCTTGACCGACCGAGTTCTGGCCGTACTTACCGAGATGAAGAAGCGATCGGTCAATGACTTCGTGTTCCCCGGTTCGAAAGCAAACACGCCGATTAGCAACATGACGATGACCAAGGTTATGAAAACGTATGAGGCAGACGCCTTTACCGTGCATGGTTTTAGGTCAGCCTTCCGGGACTGGGCATCCGAGGAGACCGAATTCCAGGGCGAGGTCGCCGAGGCCGCATTGGCTCATATTACAGGCGACGAGACCGAGCGCGCCTATCGCCGCGGCGATGTTCTGGAAAAGCGTCGGAAACTGATGGAGGCGTGGGAGACGTACTGCGAAGTAGTGTAAACGTCGAGTGTAACAAATCGCGTCAACAAATTTATTTCAACCAGAGATAATTAAACTTTTTGGCTATTACGGCCATTTGCGGTTATATACATGTGTCAACGAAGCTTGTGGTGGGTTTCGATGATGTCGCGGGGTGGTGCCCGCATCGATGCAAGGCTGGCTCGGCCGTAGGACCTTGCACACAGGACGCAGCGAAAGCTGCCTAGCGTGCTGAGCACGTGGCGGTTACGTCGATCAACTCAACCCGGCCATGGCGCGCCGGTCACCGAACCTTCTCAAATCAACACTTTTAAGCGACGCTCGGATTTCGTCCGCGCTTCGGAGAGGAGCACCATGAATCACGCAAATGATAACCTTCCACTTCTCATAAGCATGAACGACGCCTGCCGCATGACCAGCATGTCACGGACAATGGTCAATAAGTACAGGGCGCAAGGCAGGTTCCCCAAAGCCATAGATCTCGGTGACCGTAGAGTGGCGTTCGTGCGGGCCGAAGTGGTCGCTTGGGTCGAGGACAAGATTGCTGCCAGGACAACAAACGTCGCCGCCTGACCCCGATGCTCGGCGACCTACGCCGGCAATTTGATCGCAATCAGACGTTCAACCAACCAGCACGCCCGGCCGCGCGCCGGCGAGGAGGATTCTTTTGCCACAGCAACAAAGTGCGGCAGCCAAATTGGCGGCGTTCGAAGACAAGATCCGATCTGACCTACAGGTGCCGAACGGCGCGGATTGGTGCCTGTATCTGCCGGAGAACGGCCGAGGCGATCGCATCTTTGCAGAGTGGCAGCGATTAGGTGCCGTGGCGCGAAAAGCGGAGGGCGCGAAGTGAGAGTCATTGCAATCAGACCTGAACCTTCGGGGGCGAAAAACACCATCGCGCGCTTTGACGTCGAGTTATCCGGCGGCATTAAACTCTTCAACTTGAAGCTATCCAACGGTGGGAACGGACTGCGTGTTTTTGCACCGTCTGCCTTTGGGACGGCAGCAGCCACCTTTACGCACCCAGTCGCCGCTGCGCTTGCAGAAGCAGCCAACAAAAAGCTCGGAGAGATCGCCCACAATGCAGCCCGCGCAGCAGAATAGCGACATCACCCCCGCGGACGTTCGCCGCGCATTGATTGAGAATGGTTACCGCTACGTGCCCGCCAAGGGTAAAGGCCCGATCATAAAAGACTGGCCAAATTTCTCCCAGCGCCCTGACCAGATCGATGGTTACCTGCGGAAGCATGCCGATCACCGGAACACTGGGGTTCTGACTGGCGATATCGTCGCCGTTGATGTCGACGCACCAGATGCGGCGATCGCCGACCAGCTTATTGCTCGCTTGATGGCCATTCCTGGCGCAAAGCGAGCTCCATATCGTGTCGGCAAGGCGCCGAAGTGCCTCTTCATCTTCAAGGCCACGGAGCCACGTCGCAAGGCGTCGACTGGCGAATACCTGATCGGCGGAAGCAAGTGCCAGGTTGAAATCCTCGGTCAAGGACAACAATTCGTTGCGTATGGCAATCACGCGGAGACAGGCCTGCCGTATGTCTGGTCGAACGGTGAACCGCTGTCGATTCCGCTGCATGATCTTCCGGAAATCACGCCCGATGCCGTTGACGCCTTTCTGGCTGATGCGGACGCCATCCTGGCAAAAGCCGGGACACCAATGAAGAAGAAATCAGAGCCGCGCCAGCAGGGCCGAGGCGCCGACACGTTCTGGCAGCGCGTCAACTCTGCGGCCCTCGATAACACCGACAGGTGGGTCCCGTCGCTCTTTTCCTCCGCGCGGAAGGAAGCTGGGACAGGCGCATGGCGCATCACGTCTAAGGAGCTCGGGCGCGACCTCGAAGAGGATCTTTCTATCCATCGTGACGGCATCCAGGACTTCGGCCTGGAGCAATCGGAAACGGCGCTTTCACTGGTCGAGAAATGGGGTGGCGCACCATCCCCGAAGGATGCCGCATTCTGGCTGTGCGAGCGCCTAGGGCGCGATCCGGTGGAGTTTGGATGGGAGCATCGCGACATCGGCGCACGGATGACCTTGGGGGGTCTGGGGAGAGTTCCTGCCGCCGCGAACGACAACGAGCAAGAAGAGGATCAAGAGGACGAAGAACCCGCGGCTGTCATACCGCAGGCAGGCGGCCTTTCAGAGCATCTTTGCTACCCGCCGGGTGCGGTCGGTGATTTCGCGCGGTTTATCGTCGGCTGCTCTCGGTTCCCGTCGCCGCACCTTTCATTGGTCGCGTCGCTCGCGTTCACGGCCGGCCTGATCGGCCGCAGGTACCGCGGCCCGACGGGGCTCCGATCGAACCTGTATATTGTGGGTTTGGCTGAATCTGGCTTCGGAAAGGATGTAACGATTAGGGCCACGGCGGCGCTTGCGGACAGTACATCATGGGGCCACAAAGTAAGCGAAAACCTCTTTTCAGATCAGATCCGAAGCCTCCCTGGCTTGGCGGGAAAACTCAGAAAATCGCCCTCCGCGGTCGTCATCCAGGATGAATTCGGCCGCTGGCTTGCCGAGCATACTGGGCGAAGTGTCGCCTCGCATCGGGCTGAGATAACCGCCTCCCTTATGGAGCTAACCGGAGCCCCGGCTGGCTTCTGGGGTGGGCAGGAAAAAGCAGGCGGCAACATCCCTCGCATCCTTGCGCCGTGCTTGACGATTCACGGCGTTTCGACGCCCAGCACGTTCTGGAATGCACTGACGAGTGGCAACATTTCGGAAGGTCTGCTCGGACGCCTTGTTCTGGTTGATGTAGGGAATGCTGAGCCGGTGAAAGTGCGTCGCCCTCCGAACAGCATCGATGATATCCCACCCGCCTTGTCCGAGCAGGTAGCTGCGCTCCTCGGTTTGTCGGCAGGAAAGTACACGGGAGCTTTCTGCGCCCTTTCCGCCAAGTCTGATGAGAAACCGCATCCCATCATGACTGCCGAATGGGCGCCGGGTGTCGACGATCTATTCGAGGATTTCGACGATCGAATCCGCGGCATGAGAAAGACGATCGACCCGCAGTATCGACCAATCTTGAACCGCGTCGGTGAGAATGCAGCCCGACTGGCTTTGATTGTTGCGGTAGGTTGCGATCCCAAGGAGCCGGTAATCACCTCGGACATCCAGACATGGGCCAATGCCGTGGCGGAGCATTCGCTTCAAGTTATCCTGAGGGGCGCCACCGATAACATCGCCGACAACGATCGAGCCGCAGAATATCTGCGGGTTCGTCAGCAGGTCGTCAGGCGAGGGCGGTCGGGCATCACACTACGTGACATCGTGAAGAACTTGAGGGGCTCCATCGATAAGCGCCGACTGGAGGACATTCTGGCCATGTTGCGGCAGGCGAGAGAGATACACCTCGCCAAGCTCACGATGGAGAGCGGCCAGTCCAAAGTGCGATTTTGGTCCGCTGAATCGCTGCCGGATGGGGCAGCGATCATCTCGCTCGAGGCTGGGTGAAAGGCAGGGGATTTGGCTGGGGAATAGGCCGGGAAAAGACTGGGTGCAAAATCGGCGCCGGCGAAAATTACCGGCAAATCTCCCCCGGTCTTACCCCACTCTTTCCCCCAGTCTTGCACCCACCCTTTCACCCGGTCTTTCATCTGAAAACTACAATAAAAACAATGATGTATATAAGGGTGGGTACTTCTGGAATGGGGATATACCCCCGAGACCGTTTTTGAGCCCCCAAAGCACCGATCACTCACGCGCGCGAAAGGAGACAGCATGGCCATCGAGGTCAGTGAAACAAGAAACGGAAAAACAATCACGCACCGGCTGGACCCGTCACAGGTCGACGAGCTCGACGAGATTTCAGGAGATGAGCAACAGGCATTGGTCTGGTGTGAAACGCACAAAAACTGGGAATGGCACTGGATCGACCGTACCGAACTTGGCAACCGCTAAAGGAGAACAGAATGACCAAAGCATCTGAAGCATTCGGCATCCGTCACGACATTGCGGCCACCGCGGAAGACGTCGCCAGGATCCGCCGCGCACTTGATCGATTTTACACGGCGATCGAAACCGTAGAGCTGGTAGCCGACACGTACATCCAGCTTCATACTGGCGATTCCATTCGTGCCGCCTTCATCAAGCACAATCCCCTGTCAGGGCAAGCCCACGGCGTCTCGATGGCCATAACGGAGATGCCCGAAACGTGGCCGCCGAAGTACCGAGCGAGCGTCGCATACCATCTGTCGCCGCTGCTCGACGATGTGGTGAATTCGTGAGTAGGAGGCTGCGTTCCGCCGAAGAATCCGCCCGGCGAGAAAGCGCACTAGCAAATTCAGCAATGTATACGCTCGCGGCTGATAGCACCGCGCCGCGGGATCCGCGGAGGCGGGGCGATCACTACCGCTCGCACCTGACCGAAGCACACCGAATAATCGAGGTGCTTCAAATCAGGGTAAAGGAACTGGAAGCCGAGCGGGACAAGGTGAAGCAGGCCGCCGAATATTCCCTAAGTCTTTGCGTTACCCGCAGAGAAGCTGAGCAAGAGAGGCTTGCTGCCTTTCGACTTGCCAGAGGCAAGGCCTCGCTCCTGGCGGAATGGCCGCGCGGCATACCAACCATGCTGTCTGACGAAATCGACAAGATTCCCGACCCGAAACCCAGGTGGAGCAAGTAAATGGCCAATCCTCAGAGACATCGTGATCTGTCGGAATTATCCGCACTTCTCGCGTCGCACACCGTCCCGGCATCGGCAAAGCCCAAGGCACGTGTTATCACGCCGGCAAACGACAACAAACCTGCTCGCGAGCAACTGGCTTGGCCAGCGCTTGAACGGCTCGCCTACCGCGGCGACTATCGAAGGCTTTTCGCCCTGCGCCACTGGAGGAACATGGTTTTTCCGGGATCTGAGATTCAGGCGCCGGAAGAAAACCATCTGGATCCGGAGACCACTATTGAAGTTCGCCCCTCTGAGGCGGAGCTCCTCGCCGCCGTCGGTTGGAAGGCCATCGACAAGGAGCGGTGGCATTTCACGAACGAGATCGTCAACCTATATGAGACGAAGGACTGCACACCGAACCATCACAAGAACAAAAATGGCGGCGAGGATACCCAGATCGGCAATCTGCTCTTCCGCGATGGCAGGTTGATTGAGTGGGGCAGGACGGGCAAGGGTAGTTCACTACGCCCCGTCGAACGCCCTCGTGGCGCCAAGGGCGGAGCCTCGCCGGGTAGGCCTGATGCCGCAGTCTGGGCTTACTTGAAGCTTCCGGGCGCCGTGGCGTCACCATTGACGGCCAAGCCGTATTCAAAGGCTCTATCGGGTGAACCGGCTATCGGCGACTTTTATCCGCCCTTGCCGCGGGAAGAGCCAAGCGCGAAGGACAAGCACGGCCGATTTGGCGTCGAGGAAGGGCGCGCGATGCTGAAGGAGTTCGGAGTCGACGGCTCGATTCCATTCGACCGACTCCCGCTTCCGGCAACCCGATGCCCGGATGGACTGGTTTCCGGTCCACAGTGGGTTGGAGGGGTGAAAAAACCGAAGCCGTTGGGCGAGATATCGGCGGCAGCTGGCCGAGAGCCCGATTTCGTGCGGCAGGTCGAGGTTCTCGACTATGTCAATCATCTCCGCCGTCAACTCGGCCGCCATGCCCTTGTGCTCGATATGGCGATAACGGACGCGACAGCGAAGGAGATTGGCGTCGCTATGGGGCAGGCGCCTGCATACGCAGAAAAGCGTGGTCCATCACTCATTGACGCTGCGATTGACGCGCTGATCGATCTCGACGAGACGGCGAGGGTGGAAACTGCGTCGGCTGAAGAGAAAATCGCGGCGTGATGTCCGGCAAATAGCATCCTCGCTCCGTATTTTAATGAAGGGGTTAATTCCCCCGAAGGCCGCCTTGCGCGGCCTTTTTGCGTTGAGGCGCTGTCAGGCCGCGGACGTCCTACACTCGCGAGCATTGCCGGGACTGCCTCACCCCATTGCCTGGCGCTGCCTCCTCCGGCGACGGGCAATCACGCGGCTGCCTCCCTTCGGGTTGAGGTAGCCGCTTCTTGTTTTTCCCGCTTAGACGATCAACTGAACGATGTGTGCGAACGGCGTCATAGCCCACTTACCGCTGCTATCCTTTGCGGTTCTGTAAATGATGAAGTCACGGCCGACCGTGAATTCCGCATGCATGGTGATCTCATTGCCGGTCGAGAGCACGGCCCTGAGTTCGGTGACGTGTCGTTGCATAATTTGCTCGCTGATCAAATCAGCAAGAGCCTGATTGAGGATGCCAGCCATTTGTAGCCCCACACTTGTTTGCGGCGCACTTACGCTATCCCCTCAACCGACAGGCTGCCTTGTCGGCAGCGTCCCGGTCCTTACCGTGCTGCTTGATGATGCGGCGTGCGTCCGCGGCAGTAATGCCGTGCTTCTTTGCGAAATAAGAGACGTCGTACTCCTGAGTGCCGGCAGCTAGTCGGCGGTCTGCTGTGGACTTGGTCTTATCGACTGCCATTTAAGGTACCCTTCCTTTGCCTGACGAACAACGCAGACGGGAATCGCAGGTTCCGAGGCAGTATGGCAGATCGGCTGAGGCAGAAGGCTATCGAAAGCTATATCGAACCGCGCGTTGGCGACGCCTGCGCGAGCGACAGCTTTCGGACGCGCCACTTTGCCAATGGTGCCTAGAGTCGGAAATCGTCACCGAGGCAACCGAAGTGCACCACGCGACGCCTCACCGAGGGTCTGAAGAGTTGTTCTGGAATGGCCCGTTCGTCAGCACATGCAAGCCCTGCCACTCATCGAGAGGGCAACGCGAGGACCTCGGGCAGGTGACGCAGACGTTCGGCGCGGACGGGTGGCCGGTCGCCTAACCCCACCGGGGCTTCGATGTCTGGGGCCTTCCGGGCTGCGTACCGGCGGCACAAAAGAACGCGTTACGCCGCAAGTTTTGAGATTATTTTTTGAGCAGTCTAGGAGCGAGATATGGGCGCGAGAGGACCGCGGCCTGAAACTCCTGAAATTCAGGCCCTGAAAGGCAATCCCGGCAAGCGCAAGAAGCGTGCGCCGTCGATAAAGCCGGCAGGCGAGACTGTCATCCCGAACTATCTGCAGGGTGACGCGCTGGCCTGCTTCAAGATGATTACGGCAGCCATGCCGCCTGGATATTTCGCCTCAACCGACACGGGCTCGATTGCCGTTTACGCAGCGGCATGGGCAGACCATAAGGCGGCCGTTAGTGCGCTGGCCGTGGAGCCGGCGATTGTTGACGGCTCCACCGGCAATAAGCAGCCGAATCCGTGGTTCAAAATCAAGAACGAAGCGGCCCGCATCATGATGGCCATGGGCGATCGCTTGGGGCTCGACCCCAAGTCTAGAGCGGCGCTTTCGCCTCCAGAGGAGAAGAAGTCATCGAAGTTCAGCGGCCTGATTGGGCGAAGCGCGGAGACGGCGTAACGACTGACGGCCTGGCACGCGCAAAACAGGTAATCGATTTCATCGAACTGCTGCGTGTACCGAGCGGCGAAGGACAAGGGGAATACATCAAACTTAGGCCATGGCAGAAACAGTTTGTCGTGGATCTGTACGCACCGCAAAACGACACAGGTAGGCGCCGGGTACGGCGAGCAATCCTGTCTGTGGCCCGCAAGAATGGGAAGACGGCGCTAATTGCAGCTATCGTCTTGGCTCACCTTGTCGGGCCAGTCTCGGAGATCAACGGAGAAATCTACTCTGCCGCGACGGATCGAGAGCAGGCTGGTCAGGTCTTCAAATTCTGTCGGCAGATCGTCGAGGCCGACCCCGAACTGGATGCGGCGAGCGGCGGACTCATCACGGTTGTCCCGTCGACAAAGACGCTAGTTTGCAAGAGCAACGGCTCGTTCTACCGAGCACTGTCGGCCGAGGCGGGCACAAAGCACGGCCTGAACCCTTCTGTGTGGATCTACGACGAGTTGGCGCAGGCGCGCGACCAAGAGCTCTATGAGGTCATGAATACCTCGCAGGGCGCTCGCAAAGAGCCGCTCGGCATCGTCATTTCAACGCAGTCTCCAGACCCGGAGCATCCGCTTTCCAAGTTGGTGGACGATGCGCTCGCTGCGGACGACAACACCGTCTTGGTGCATCTCTATTGCGCCAAAGACGACGCCGACATCATGGATGAGACCGCATGGCGGGCAGCCAATCCGGCGCTCAGTGACTTCCGCTCCGTAGACGACCTTCGCGCTCTTGCGGTTCAGGCCACGCGAATGAAGACCCTCGAATCTTCGTTCCGCAACCTGTACCTGAATCAGCGAGTTGACCAAAATTCGCCGCTCATCCCGCGGTCGGAGTGGAAGGCTTGCCAGACAGGCGACACACTGCGCCTGGGCGAGAAGATTTATCTGGGTCTCGATCTTTCCGCTGTAGGCGACTTGACGGCTCTTGTTGGTGTATCCGCTGAGTTTGCGGGCGACCGCATTGGAGCCTGGCACTGGAAGCCGCAGGAGTGGGTGCAGGATCACGCGCACCGCGATCGCGCGCCCTACGACGTGTGGTCGCGAGCGGACGAGGGATGGCTGGAGACCCCACCTGGTCGCATTGTCGACTACGGCTTCGTTGCAAAACGAATCGCGCAGATACGGGACGACTATGAGATCGTCGGGATTGCCTACGACCGCTGGCGCATCGAGCAGCTTTTGGCGGAGTTCGTTCGATTGGGTGTCGACGCGTACATCGACGGCAAGGACAACGATCTAAGCGGCGGCATACGGTTAGTGCCGTGGGGGCAGGGCTTCCGCGATATGGCGCCGGCTGTTGATGCGCTTGAGGCGTCGGTTATCAACCGAAAATTCAAGCACAACGGCAACCCCGTCCTGGGCTTCTGCTTCGCAAACGCGATTGTCGTTTCGGATCCTTCTGGAAATCGCAAGCTCGACAAGACCAAGACCCGCTTTCGTATCGATGGCGCCGTGGCAACGTGCCAGGCGCTGGGCCTTAAGTACCGCGAAGTTGAGCAGCCTTCAGAGGCAACGTCCTTCTGGGAAGTCCTGAACCCCAACCAGCAATACTAAACAACAAGGAAAGCCGGATGGGTCTCATTGATAGGCTGCTCGGCCGCAAGGCTGAAGAAAAAGCCGTGTCGTTCGATCCCGTGTGGCTCGACTGGTTCGGCTCTAGGCAATCGAAGGCAGGTGTTCCCGTAAATTGGGAGCGCGCGCTGGACGTTTCCACGGTATTCGCGTGTATCCGAGTTATTGCTAACGGCGTTGCGCAGGTTCCCTTGCGCGTCATGAAGGAACTGCCTGACGGGAAGGGCGGCACTCCCGCCACCGAACACCCGCTGTACGCCGTCCTGAACCGGCGACCAAACAAGTGGATGACGTCTTTCGAACTCCGAGAGACGCTCATATTTCACGCAGCGCTGACCGGCAACGCGTTCTTCTACAAAAACATGGTACGTGGCCAGGTCAGGGAACTTATCCCGATTGACCCTGGCTGCGTCACGATTACGCGGAGCAACGATTATTCGCTGACCTACACGGTAAGCGGCATTGGTGGGCGGTCTATGGACTTCCCGCAGTCGCTGATCTGGCACATTCGCGGGCCGTCTTGGGACACGTGGCGCGGCTTGGACGCCGTGCAGCAGGCTCGCGAGGCAATCGGCCTCACGATCGCGACGGAGAACACGCAGGCCGAGCTCCACGCCAACGGCGCGATGCCCTCCGGTGTGTATTCGACCGATCAGAAGATTGATCCGGAGAAATACAAGCAGATTCAGGCTTGGATTGCGGCTCAGGTAAGCGGCGCCAACCGGCACAAGCCGTTTGTCATCGACTCGAACTTTAAGTGGACGCCGCAGTCAATGAGCGGCGTCGACGCACAGCATCTTGAGACGCGAAAATTCCAGACCGAGCAGCTTTGCCAGTCTCTTGGCGTGTTTCCGCAGATGATTGGCCACGCCGGCCAGGCAATGACGTTTGCGAGCGCAGAGCAGGTGTTTTTGGCTCACGTTGTGCATACGCTCGGGCCGTGGTGGGAGAGAATCCAGCAGTCCATAGACGTCAATTTGCTCGACGGGCCGGAGGATGCCGGTTACTACGCGAAATTTAACGCCAACGGACTGCTTAAGGGTGCCCACAAGGACCGAGCCGAGTTCTATTCCAAGGCTCTCGGTACTGGCGGGTCGCCTGCATACATGACGCCGAACGAGATTCGCGCACTTGAAGACCTGAATCCGATCGAGGGCGGCGACGAACTGCCGAAGCCGACGAACGTTGGTGGCGCTCCAGCGCCAGACAAGCCGAAAGACGGCGCACAGGATCCTAAAAATGACGAAAAATAAGGACGGCGGAGCCATTGAGCACCGCAGTTTCGGTCTTGGCGAAGTAAAAGTTGCCGATTCCGACGGCGAAATGACGTTTTCCGGCTACGGTGCAGTTTTTGGCAACGTCGACAGCTATGGAGACGTGATTGCGAAGGGCGCCTTCGCTGAGACGCTGAAAAAGGCGAATTCCAGCGGCGTTTGGCCAGCGATGCTATCGCAGCACGGCGGAATGTTCGGCGAGGATATGACGCCTATCGGCGTTTGGACCGAAATGCGCGAGGATGATACCGGGCTATGGGTTGAGGGCAAGTTTGCTCCTACCCCCCGCGGCAAGGAGGCTTACGAACTCCTCAAAATGAAGCCGCGCTCTGCGTTTAACGGCCTCTCCATCGGCTTTCGCGCCAAGGAGTGGGCTGTGCGCACGCAGCCCGAAGATCCGCGCCGCACACTTAAGGCGGTCGAGCTTCTGGAAGTAAGTCTGGTCACGTTCCCGGCCAACGGCAAGGCGCGCGTTCTCAGCGTCAAATCTGAATTCAACCCGCGAGACATCGAGGACAGCCTGCGTGAAGCCGGCCTGTCGCGGGCGGACAGCGTGAAGGCTGTTGCGGTTCTCAAAAGCATGCTGCTTCGCGACGAAGCGGAGGACACGACTCCTCGTGATGAGGATGAAACGGCCAAAAAGAGCGAGGCTGAGCTAACCGAGCTTGCCGAGCGCATCAAGGCGCTGATCGCCTAGCTGGCGGCACGCTCTCAGTAACCACCACATCATCAGGAGACCACCATGGCCGATTCTGCCATCGAAAAAGTTATGACTGCGTTTGAGGAATTTAAGTCCACGAACGACGCGCGCCTCACGCAAATTGAGAAGAAGGGCGCTGCTGATCCAGTGACTGCCGAGAAGCTCGGCCGCATTGAGACTGACCTTTCCAAACTGGAGGATATCAACCAGAAGCTGACCGCCGCTGCGCTTGAAGCCAAGAAGGAGCGGGATCACGTCGACGAGCTCGAGGCAAAGCTCAATCGACTGTCGCTCGCGGCTGCGAACGACAACGTCCGACAGGATGAAGTCAAATCACGATCAAACACGTGGGCTCGCGCCGTCGTCGGCGCCATCACCCGCGGAGAGATGAATATCTCGGCCGACCAGCAGAAGGCTCTGGCGGACGTCACCGCCGAATACAAGGCTATGTCGGTCGGCAACGATACCACTGGTGGGTACCTTGCGCCGGCAGAATACGTCCGAGAGATCATCAAGGGCGTCACAGAGCTCTCGCCAGTTCGTTCGATGGTCCGCGTCCGCCAGACCTCGTCGAAGGCGATCATGATCCCGAAGCGCACTGGTCAATTCTCTGCCAGGTGGACGGCTGAACAGGCCACTCGCACGGAGACTGACGGTCTCCGCTACGGCATGTGGGAAATTCCGACCCACGAGCTTTACGCTCTGGTGGACATCAGCGAGCAGAACCTCGAGGATTCCGCTTTCGATATGGAAGCCGAAATCCGCCTCGAAGCTGGCGAACAGTTCGCAGTCGCTGAAGGTGCGGCCGTGGTTTCCGGCGACGGCAACGGCAAGCCTGAAGGCTGGATGACTGCAAGTGGCGTTGGCGAAAACAACTCCGGATCAGCAACCACGATTGCTGATGCCGACGGCCAGGCAAATGGATTGCTGACGCTGAAGCATGCGCTGAAGACGGCTTATACCCGCAACGCCGTGTGGGCGCTGAACCGCACCACACTTGGCTCTGTGCGACGCTTGAAGGACGCTGACAAGGGTTACGTTTGGCAACCTGGCCTTGCGCTCGGCAAGCCGAACACAATCGATGGCGATCCCTACGTCGAGGTTCCTGACATGCCCAACGAGGGCGCCGGCGCTTTTCCCATTGCTTACGGCGACTTCCAGCGTGGCTACACGCTCGTTGACCGCATTCAGATGTCCATGCTTCGCGATCCTTACACGCAGGCAACCGTCGGCAACATTCGCTTCATGTTCCGTCGCCGTCTCGGCGGCCAGGTGACGCTTGCCGAAGCGTTCCGCAAGCTGAAGTGCGCGGCCTAATAGCCAAAAGGCAAGGGCGGCCTCGTGCCGCCCATTCTTTTTCACAATAAGGAGATAGCCCAATGGCTTCGAGAGACCTCTACAATAACGTCGGGCTGACGCACGCCGTCTCGCCGGCCGTTCTGACGGCAACCAACACTTCTGCCGCGATTGACCTTGCTGGATTCGAAGGCGCAACTGTTGTCATCACCACTGGCGCAATCGCAGGGTCCGGCAACTTCACGCCGAAGCTTACGCACTCGGATACTTCTGGCGGCACTTACACCGACGTCGCGGCTGCCGACCTGATCGGCTCGTTCCCGGCCGTTCTTGCCGCCGATACGGCCTACAAGGTCGGCTACAAGGGTGCCAAGCAGTTCGTCAAGACTGTCCTCACGCTCAACAGTGGAACGTCGATCGCGGCAAGCGCCGTAATCGTCAAGTCTCACGCTCGCAGCAAGCCTGTAGCGTAATGCATCGAGTTGTGCGGCCATTTGCCTATTCAGCGGATGGCCTCACGCTCGTTGACCTGAACGTCGGGGACGAGCGTGATTTTGGCGATCTAACTTCCGGTCTGCTCAAGGAAGGCTACATCGATCCTGTGTCGGCCGTTGCCGAGCCAGCGGGAGAGCCCCTCGCTGAAGCGGTGAAGATTGAGCCGCGCGCTGTACGCAAGAGGAAATAAGCGATGAGTTTGCGCCTTGCAACGCCAGCTACGGCGGAGATTGTTACGCTCGCCGAGGCGAAGGCGCACCTTCGTGTCGACTTTACCGATGATGACGCATACATCACAGCACTTGCCGAGGCAGCGCAGGATTGGCTTTCAGGCGAAAACAACTGGCTCGGGCGATCGGTTGTGGAGCAGACCTGGGAACTCAAGTTGGAGCGCTTCCCGTCTGGCAAGGTGGACTTACCGAAGCCGCCGCTAATCGAGGTGACTGGCGTTTTTTACACGCCATCAGATGGCGGTGCTGAAGTCGAGATTACGGATTTTCGCGAGATTGACCTCGGCGTCTCTGAGGGCGGGTACATCCTTCCGGCAAAGAATACAGATTGGCCAGACACCGACGGCGAGCCTGGATCTGTCAGGATTACATTCGAGTCCGGATATTCTGACGTACCTAAATCCATAAAGCACGCTGCGTTGCTCATGATTGGCCACTGGTATGAAAACAGAGAGGCCGCGAGCCAAGCAAAAATAAGCGACCTGCCGATGGCGGTTGATGCGCTCCTTTATCCTTACCGAAACTGGCGCGCCTAAGCGCGGGGAATTCACAAAATGGCTGTTACCTATAACGCCGCGGTGAAGACCGCGCGAATGACTGCGACGCGCGACCATTTCGCCAACGGCACGCTGGAGATTTTGACCGCGGCTGATGCTGTTCTGGCAACTTTCGGGCTTGACGCTGCTGGCGGCACTGTCTCCGGAGCCGTCTGGACGCTGGTTTTTGACAACTCGACGGTAGCGGCTGGCGCAAGCGGGACGGCGGCCAAAGCTCAGGTCAAGACGAGCGGCGGCACTGCGCATTTGACCGGGCTTACTGTCGGAACGTCCGGCTCCGACATCAACCTTGATTCCGTTTCGATCACGTCTGGGCAGAACGTTACCCTTTCGAGCGCGACCATAACGCACGCGGCCTAAGCCATGGCGATCGGGACGCCAACGCACCTAATAGCGGCTGGCGCCACCGCAACTACGGCAACGTCAGCCAGCTTTACGCCATCGGCAAACGTCCGCATCTTTGCGCTGTGCGCTGCCCGCGGCTCTACGGCCGCAGTCCCGACGATCAGTGATAACCTGGGCGGCACTTGGACTGCGGTCACAGGGTCAGGAATCGACGCGGGCGTCATCTGCGGCGCAATTTATTATCAGGATGTCGGGGGCAGCCCGTCGGCGCGCACCGTTACGGTGACAGCCGCCGGCACACCAACGCAGGATGGTTGCGAAGTATTCGAGATATCCGGCACAGGCGCGATATCATCGAATTTTCACAGCAACGTGAACGCGGCCGGCGACCCATCCGTAACGATGTCGGCTTATGCGGCGACATCTATTCTGGTTGCGCTCGGAGTCGGCAACGCTGGCTCCACATGGACGCAGCCGACAGGCTGTACGGAGATTTATGATTTAGCCCCGGCGACCAACGTCAGGCTGAACGTCAGCTATGACATGACGTCGCCGGCAACGTCGCTGACGTGGACATCCACATCTACGGATTCGATCGGCTACGGGCTCGAGATTACAGAGGCGACTGCGGGCGCGGCCGCGACTGGGGCACTGGCGGCCACAGAGGCGGGCGGAGACGACTTCGCTGGCTCCGGTGCTGTCTTGGTGTCTGGGTCGCTTGGCGCCGCTGAGGCGGGTGCTGATGTGTCAGCTATGGCGGGATCGGTCCCGGCGTCCGGTGCGCTTACCGTTGCGGAAACTGGGACGGACGCGGCGCTGGCCGTTGGCCAAGTTGCGGTAGCTGGCACCTTTGGGGCTAATGAGGCGGGCGCAGATGCGTTTGGCGCTTCGGGTACCGTTTTCATAACCGGAGCGCTTGTAGCCGCCGAGACTGGATCTGACACATTTGTTGGCTCCGGATCGCAGGTTGCCGCGATTGCCGGGAGCGTAGCCGCCACTGAAACGGGCAGCGACGTTGCTGCGATGTCTGGCGCAGTTCGCGTTGCCGGTGTCTTAGGCGGCTCTGAAGTTGGTGCAGACGCGGTGGTCGGCTCTGGCGCAGTGCTTGTGGCGGGCTCCTTGTCTACTGATGAGGCAGGTTCTGAAACGGCCGATATGGCTGGCGCCGTTCCTGTGTCTGGATCCATGTCCGCGGATGAATCCGGCGCAGACGCACTGTCGGCCAGCGACGACCAGTTGGGCGAGCCGGGTCCGAGCAGAACGGTAGCTGTTGGCGCCGAAAACAGAACGGCGTCGGTTGATGCCGAAGACCGAGTGGCAGGGGTCGCGGCCGAAAACAGAATTGTCGCGGTCTAGCGGCGCGGTGTGGGGACAGCAATGAGCATTTCATGGACGCCGGTTAAAGACTCGGATGAGGTCAAAGATTACTCGCTCGATTGGTCCGCACTGCTCGTTGACGACACGATCAGCACGTCAACGTGGACGTTGGCAAGCGGCGAAGGGCTGACAATCGGCGCCAGCAGCAACACAAACACACTGTCTACCGTCTGGCTATCAGCAGGAACGGCAGGGGTGAATTACGAATTGCTCAATCGCGTCGTGACGACCGGCGGGCGAACCTACGACCAGACGGTCAAACTCAAAGTCAGGGTGAAGTAACATGGCAGACATCACAGTAACCCCATCAGGCGTAATCGCCGGAAGCAACGCTGCAGTTACGCACGGCACGGCCGGCGAAACAATCACGGCGGGTCAGGTCGTCTATCAGAACGCGTCCACCAAAAAGTGGATGCTGGCCGACAACGATTCGGCCACAGCCGCTGCGCGGCAGGCTAGTGGGATCGCGCTGAACGGCGCCTCGCTTGACCAGCCGATTGCAGTTCAGAAGTCTGGCGACATCACAGTTGGTGGGACGCTTGTTGCGGGCGTTAGTTACTACCTGTCTGCGACGCCAGGCGGAATCGCCCCGTATGCAGATATTCTGGCCGGGGATTATGTTTGCCTGCTCGGAATGTCCAAGTCGACGACTGTATTGGCGCTCGACATCAGCTATACCGGCGTCGCGCTCTAATGTGGATGCGGTTTCTGGCTGACTACGACTGGAAGCCGCGACCACCCGTCACGATCGCATTTCGCGCGGGTGACGTGAAGAACGTAACGCGCGCATGTGCGGCCGCGGCAATAGCTGCTGGCAAGGCAATAAAAACCGAAAGGCCGACAGATGCCCGCAGGCAATCTTCGCTCGAGGCTGCATTTTCAGCAGCGCGCCGTCGGTGATGACGGGTATGGGAATCCTGTCACTGGCGAATTCGCCACAGTCTTCACCGATGCCGCCGAGATTATTCCGCGAATGGGAACTGAGGCGGTAATGGGCGCGCGCCTGCAGGGGCTACAGCCTGTGACTATACGCCTGCGCTCGCATGTCGCCACACGCTCCCTAGACGCAACTTGGCGTGCGGTTGATTCTCGATCTGGCGCCGTCTACGCAATCACTTCGCCGCCAGTGAACGTGTCTCAGAAAAACGACTACATCGACATGCTGGCGACAATCGGCACGCAGGCAGACGCATGACGGCGAAAGTCATCGGACTAGACAAGCTCAACAGAAAGTTGGCGCTCTTGCCGATTGTTGCGCGCAAGCGGATACGTGAGGCGATGCAGCAAGGCGCGGACGAAATCGTCGCCATGATGAAGTCGCTTGTCCCAACCGATAGCGGCGCCCTTAAAAACAGCATCGACTGGACGTGGGGCTCGGCCCCGAAAGGTGCCTTGACCATCGCAACGGTGCGCGGCCAAGGCATGCGAAACACCGGCAGCGAAAACATCATCACGATCTATGCCGGCAATGCTGACGCTTATTACGCTCGCTTCGTCGAGTTCGGGACGGCAGCCCATACGGCTGGCGGCATGTTTGCTGGTGCGGCGATACCGGCAATTGCGGCATCGCCATTCTTCTTTGTTTCGTTCAGGGCGAACCGCAAGCGCGTCAAGAGCCGCATCACTCGAGCAGTGAACAAAGCGGCCAAAGAAGTAGCAGCAGGAGGCGGCTAGTGGATCCAATACATGAGCTACGCGCCGCGGTCATCACAAGGCTGAAAGCCGACGAGGGCGTAAAGTCGTTTGTCGTCTCGCGCGTCTACGATCGCCCACCGGGTGGCACCCTAACGCCTCCATACATCACTATGGGGCCGGCAGACGCGATCACAGACGATGCTGACTGTATCGACGGACTCGAAGTGACCATGCAAATCGATTGCTGGTCGTGGGGCTCGAATGAAGCATACGGCAGCGCCGAGGTAAGCAAGCTTTCCGGAGCGGTGCGAGCGGCCCTGCATGAGGCGGAGATTGCTCTGCCAACTAATGCGCTGGCGATCTTGCGTCACCGCATCACGCGATACCAGCGCGAAAGCGATGGCGTTACCAACCGAGCGATCGTCAGCATAACGGCGTTCGTCGAAGTCAACTAGCGGCACGCCGCACCCACCACTACAATCTGGAGATTACGACATGGCTCAGCCCGTAACGGCTCGCTTTGGCAAATTCCGCGTGCTGCTCGACCTCGCTGGCACCGGCACCTACACCGCACCTTGCGGCTTCACGTCGAAGTCGCTGACCCTCGCAAAATCCCTTTCCGAAGTCAGTCTTCCGGATTGCGACGATCCCGACGCGCCTATCACCCTAGGCCGTGACGTCGAAAGCATCTCCGCGTCCGTTACGGGCGAGGGCGTCCTCGCCGCGAACGCGGTCGAGACCTGGCTCGATGCCTACGAAAGCACGAATTCCGTTGCTGTGAAGATCGAGATTGAATTCTCGACCGGCACCGTGACGTGGACTGGCAGCATGCACGTCGAATCGCTGGAGATCGGCGCAGAGCAGGGCGGCCGAGTTACGCTCAACGTCTCGATGCAGTCCGACGGCGCGCTGGTTCGCACGGATACATTCTAATGGCTCGCGATGCCAGGATTGAGCTCGACTTCGCAGACGGGACGTATTCGTTCCGTCTGGGATGGGGCGAGCTCGCCACTCTGCAGGAGGAGTGCGACGCAGGCCCTTACATGATCCTGCATCGCTTGCACTCGCATCAGTGGCTCATTCAGGACATCGCTAACGTCATTCGCCTCGGTCTTGTGGGCGGCGGGCTGCCCCCGGCTGAAGCGCTGAAGAAGGTGCGTCAGTATGTGGAGCGCCGACCGCCTCTGGAAAACCACCCGATTGCCATTGCGGTTATTTCCGCTGGCCTGCTTGGCGCGCCAGAGGAGCCTGTGGGGGAGCAGGAGGCGCCAGTTCCAGAAGCAGCGTAGACGATCTGCCTAATGGCAAGATCCGCTTTGCTTCAATCTACGGAGTTGGCGCCGCAATGGGATTCACCCCGCAGCAGGTGAATGCGATGTCCATGTGGCAGTTCATGGCGGCATTTGACGGGTACGTCAAAGCGAACGGCGGCGGCGAAGAGAAAATGTCTAGCGCCGAGGCTGATGACCTGTGGAAGTGGATGCAGTCGAAGGACGAGTTCTAGTCGAACTTAGCCACTCGGCATTCAATGTATTTCACGTCGTGGTCGGTAACGATCGACGCCTTGTCGTAGGCGTGATCGTTCGTTGGTATCCTCTCGATTAGCGCGGACGATACATCTACAGCCTTCTTCTCCTCATTGAGGAAGGCGCAATCGACAAAAACGTTGCTGGCGGGCTTTCCGAGGTTATTCGTAACCTTAAGGACGGCCTTAGCCACGCGACGGTCTTGCGTGAAGTTCTCAACCGACACGCTGATGCCGCCGCCAGCAATCGCATGTCCAGCCATCAAAAAAGCAAGAGTGAAGACTGCGTATTTCATATGCGCGCCTTTCTTTTTTTCGCAATCATAAGGTAAACTTTGAATGGCTGCAACCGATCTTGAACGCCTCGTCGTCCAGTTGAGTGCTGACCTCAAGGGATACCAGAATTCGCTCAGCAAGGCGCGCGGCATAACCAATCGCCAGATGGGGCAAATCCAGAAGCAGGCCGCGTCTACCGGCAAGGCAATGACCGCCTCCCTGGTGCAGGCTGGCGCGGCGATTGCCGGAGCCTTTGTCTTCACTGACGTTATTCGAGGTCTTGGCAGCCTTCCTGAAGCCGCGACCCGTATTGATAACTCTCTGAAGGTCGCTGGGCTCTCCGGAGCGGAACTGGAAAAAGTTTATCAGGGCCTAGCGAAGGCCGCTTCCGACAACGGCGCTCCGATTGAGACGCTAGCCTCTTTGTATGGCAAGGCTGCGCAGGCACAGAAGGAACTCGGCGTCACCAGCGCTGAATTGCTCACCTTCACAAACAACGTTGCCTTGGCGCTCCGCGTCGCCGGTACTGACGCAACTGCCGCCAGCGGCGCTCTGCTGCAGTTGGGCCAGGCGCTTGGTAGCGGCAAGGTTCAGGCTGAAGAGTTCAACTCCATCCTTGAAGGCGCGCCTACGATTGCTCAGGCTGCTGCTGCGGGCTTGAAGGAAGCTGGCGGGTCGGTCTCCCAACTGAAGCAGTTGGTTGTAGACGGCGCGATCTCGTCGGAGGCGTTCTTTCGCGCGTTTGAGGCGGGCTCCGTTATTCTTGAGGAGAAGGCCGCCAACGCTACGCTGACAATCTCGCAGGCAACCACCAACCTGTGGACCGCGCTGATTGACGTTACCCGCGAGTTCAACAACTCGACGGGCGCAAGCCAGAATTTCGCGCAAGGCATTAACAATGCCGCCAGCGCAATCAACAGCTTCGACGTATCCGGACTAATTCAGAAGATCAGGGACGCTGATGCAGCGTTCAAAGACTTCCTTGCCAACGACGACACTCTAAACACCATCCTCGATACGCTGAATAAGCTGTCGGGAACGACAGATGCTGCTGGCAACGTCATCAACATCGACAAAGAAAAAGCGGAAGACGACGTCACTGCCTTGGAGCGAGAAGTCCAGCTCCTGCAAGAACGCATTGCCCTAAACACAAAACTCGGATTCGACAACACCGAGGCCGTCGCCCGCCTGAATGAAGTGCTTGGCAAGCTCGCCGAAGTGCGCGCGGCTGCCGCGGCCATGCCAGACTTCGTTGGCGGATTTCAAGTCGGCGAGAACGGCATCGAGGCAGTGCCGGAGTCTGGGTCGACTTCGCTGGGCGGCCCACGCACAAGAGGCGGCAAGCGTAAGAAAAAGGCCGTCGTCCCTGTTTCGGTCTCCGACTTCGCGCCACCCCCGAGCAGGAGCAAGGGCGGTGGTGGCGGAGGCAGAAGTCGCGGAGGTGGCGGTGGAGGCGGAGGTGGCGGTGGTGGCGGAGCCGACGAGTTCCAGCGCGAAACTGAGCAAATCAGGGAGCGAACCGAGGCTATCCAGGCGGAAACTGCCGCTCAGGCTGGGCTAAACCCGCTCGTCAACGACTTCGGGTATGCCGTTGAATTTGCCGCATCAAAGCAGGATCTTCTGAACGCCGCAAAGCAGGCAGGAATGACGATCACGCCGGAGCTTGAGGCCAGCATCAATTCGTTGGCTGAAGGTTACGCAAAGGCGGCGGCCGCAGCGGGCCAACTCGAGGAAAGCCAAGACGGAGTCCGAAGGGCCGCTGATGACTTCAAGAACTCGGCCAAGGACATAACAGGCGGGTTTATCTCGGATCTGCGCAGCGGCAAGTCCGCGGCGGAGGCCCTAGCTGGCGCCCTCGACAAAGTTGTCGACAAGTTGATCGACGTGGCGTTGAACTCCGTGTTCGGCACTGGCGGCAGCGGCGGCGGCGGCATACTCGGAGGGTTATTTGGCGGCATATTCGGATTTGCTAAAGGTGGTATCGCTGCCCACGGCAGACCGCAGCCACTGAAGAAGTTTGCACGCGGTGGCGTTGCGAGGTCGGCGGCAATCTTCGGAGAAGCTGGACCTGAAGCCGCTGTGCCGCTGCCCGACGGGCGGAGCATCCCGGTTAAATTCCAGACGCCGGCAATTCCGAAAAGCAGCCAGATGGGCGGCGCGCAGCAAGTGCACGTTACCGTCGGCGTATCTGCGGACAATAATGGAAATCTAAGGCCATTCGTCGAGAGCGTGTCGCAAAAGACCGTGTCGGCTGCGGCTCCCAAGATTGTCTCGGCCGCTAACCAGCAGGTTGTCCCGACAATGGCGAAGCACCAGGCGAATAAAGCGGGAGCGGAGTGGCGATGAGCGATATCATAGTATGGCCGCTCTGCACCTTGAGGCCGCAATCGGCCAGCGCCGACCTTGTGCCTTTTACCCGTAGCGGTGGGCGCACGCTCGGCGGAGTCGAGCCATCTACGAGGACCGACCTAGGCTTCTGGAGCATAACGTATTCATCAATCGTTCTCCAGAACCGCAACCGCGAGCAATGGCAAACGTGGAACGCGATTAGGCAGAAACTCGGCGGACGCCCCGGCCTGATAGCCGTGCGCGTTCGCTCCAGCCTGTCGGCTCCTTACGTCTCCGGCAGATTCGAGCCGGTTATTGAGACGGACCACAGCGACGACAGCCCGTTTGACGACGATACGCCATACACGCAGGGCGCCATATCGGTCGTTACCGATGGCGTGACTGCGGCAGGCGCAACGTCGATCCGGCTGCGCATCATCAACGCCGACGCCAACCTCGTCGGCGTGCGCTTTTCGTACAACCATGCCCTTTACGAAACGGGGCCGGTAACGGCGGTGGATGGCGACATCTGGACCGTGCCGATTTCGCCGTCGGTGCGCGAGCTAATTCCTGCCGGCGCCGATCTCGAGTTCGACCAGCCGACGTGTCTCTGCCACCTGGCAGAGGATCGCGGCATGGACATCGATCAAAAAGCGGTCGGGAAATTCTCGTTGCCGTCCGTCTCGTTTGTCGAGGCGGTTGATTATTGGAACCAGTAGGAGGCGAGCATGTACAAGGTTATTGACCTGATCGAGGACAAGCGCGTCACCGTCGAGACCACCCTGAATGAGTGGGCCGCGAAGGGGTACGAGCCTTTCCAAGTGATTCGGCGCGCTACCTACAGCTGGCGGCTGATTTTGAAGCGCGGGCCGGTAGTAAACGTTGGGCCGGTAGCCGATGGCAATTAAATCACTGCGCATCCTCTGCGACGTCGTGTTGCCGGAGGAGACCATTCGCGTGTGGGATGGTTCGGGTGGCACCTTCGTCGATGGCGACGGCAACTTCTATCGGCCGGCACAGTTCACTGAGGACGCGCTGCAGTCGATTGAAGCCGCCATCAACGGCGAGGCATTCACGCTGTCGCTGTCGCTGATCTCGGTAAGCCAGTCTGCTGCCGACGACATATGGGATTACGACGAGACGGCAAGCGTGCAAGGCTCGCCGTTTGTCGTCAAATTGCAGATCCTCGACGAATACGAGCAGCCAGACGGCGAGCCTATCGTCGTCTTTACTGGCGAAATCGACAACCTCGATGTGGTGGATGCCAGCGAGCTCGGTCTGCCGTGCTCAATCCATCCGCGGCCGATGACGAGTTCTGCAAGCGTGTGCCGCTGATGCGTGATGCCACTATAAAATGGCCTAACTGGTAGCCCAGTTCTCGCCGCGGACGATGTAGCCAATGGTGCTTTTGCAAACGCCATAAATCTTGGCGAGATCGCGCTGTGTCCTTGATCGGCCTATTTTGCGAATTTCACTGACTTGCTCCGGCGTCAGCTTCGCGAAATGCGATGCTGAGCCAGTCGGCATTGTTCCGTGATCAAATCGGTCAAGAGTGTTCTCCTGGCTGGTCGCCCATCGAAGGTGATGGGGATTAACGCATCCGTCTCTGCCCTTGTTACAGGAATGAGCGGCTACGTGCTCCGGGGTCGGCGGCTCTCCGCTGACTAGTTCGCACATGTATCGATGAGCGCCGTAGCTTGCCCCGTCCTTCACGATCAGGCCGTAACCATTTTGGAAACGTGAGAATGGCCACGTCAGGCATTCGTCTTTGTCGGCGTGTGCGACGTGGTCGAGCAGCCACCGAAGCGGTTCGCCTTTCTTCGCTGGCTTCTTCGTCCGGCCCGCAAGCGGGTCGCCGTGGTACATGAACTTTCGGTAGTGGGTGTTGCAGTAGCCTCGCGCAACGCAGGGCTCAACGCAATCCTGAACAGAGCATGCAAGTCTCGCAGCCAATATGGCCTCCATAAATCTGGAACTGGATTGAAGAGTTCGTGATGGCCATCCATCCGGAGTGACCACTATATATAGTGTAAACACGACGAATGACCAACTAGATCTATTCCTCGCCGACAATAACACCCGCCCTTGGCAGCCCGGTAACGTCGACTGCTGCATGGTCCTTGCGGACTGGGCGCTATGGCTTGGCCATCGTGACCCTGCAACGCACCTGCGCGACACCTACGACAGCGACGACGGCTTCCGGCGGATAGTGGCGGCCCACCATGGCGCTGTGCCGCTGGTGGCGTCCTGTGTGGCGAACATAGGTGGCAAGCGCGTCCAGTATCCGCAGCGCGGCGACATCGGCATCGTCGGCAGCCCGATCAACATTCATCGCCAGTTCGGTGCCATCCACGACGGTAGCGGCTGGCTCGTGCGCATGCACGGCGGCTTCGGGCGCATGACGGCACGCATGCTAGCGGCTTGGAGAATCTGAATGCCTGGAGTTATTGAGTCGCTGGCGCTGATCGTATCTTCGCTGGCGACAACCACGCTTGCCGCGAATGCGCTCTATCTCGGCACATACGCGCTCGCGACTGCTGCCTTGGCGTTTGGTGCGACCGCACTGCAAGGCATGTTCGTCGACAAGCCGAAGGTGCCGAAGCCTGATGACGGCAGCTATAACCTGAAGCAAAGCGTGCCATCTCTCGCCTACGTTCTTGGCAGGACCAAGAAGGGCGGAGACTACGTCTTTCTGGAGGAGAAGGGCGGCAAGGCGCATCACGTCATCGTCTGGGCTGGGCATCGCATCCATCAATATGTGCAGCACTATCTGCACGACGATAAAGCTACGCTGAACGTTGATGGCGGCGTGACCGAGCCGGGGCATTACGACAAGGACGGCGTTAGTTTCGTTCACATTAAAACGAAGCTCGGCCTGAATTCCGAGACGGCCTATACCGACGTGGTCACGGCCTTCCCCACGATCTGGAATAACAATTGCCGCGGCGACGGACTCGCGTCTGTCTACATGACGTGCAAGACGGTCGACCAAACGGACTTCCTCGACGTCTACCCCAACCAGATGCCGGAACATTCGGCGGTTGGTGACGGGGCATTGCTTTACGACCCGCGCAAGGACAGCACGCAAGGCGGGGTGGGGTCGCACCGCTACACCAACCCGAACACCTGGGAATTCTCGAGCAATCTGGCGCTTATGCGGCTCTGGCACCTGTGCCACCCCGTCGGCGGCAAGATGGCCTACCAGAACATGTATCTGCCAGATTGGGCCAACGCGGCGAACGTCTGCGATCAGAACGTCATGAACCGCTCGGGCGGCACGGAGAAGCGCTATCACGGCGGCTTTTGGTTCCGCGCGAGCAACGACCCGATTGAAGTCGGGCGCATCATGGATGAGGCCGCAGAGCTCGTCGTCTACGAGCGAGCCGACGGCAAGATTGGCGTACACGCCGGCGAGTTCGTTACGCCTGACGTGCGACTTACCGCGGAAAACGTCTTCAGCATCCGCGTCGACAAGAACAAGCGGCGCGCAGCCACGGTGCTCGGCGTTCGCGGGCGCTACGTCAACACGACGAAGGACTACATAACCGAGGACGCCGCGATATACGGCCAGCCGTATGCGGTCGTTGACGACACCACGGAGCGCACGCGAACTTTCGAGAACGCGGCAATCCAGAGCCATAATCACTGCCAGCGCAAGCAGAAGCTGACGTACGTTCGCGCCAATGCGCGCAAGGTGTCGGTTGTCGCTGATTACACGGCAGACGATGCTCGCACCATCCCGCATCGGCGCTTCGTGACGGTTCACTACCCGTCACGAGGGCTTGCCGAGGCTGTTGTGGAGATCACGTCTAGCGTGACGATCGATCTGCGCAACATGCGTATTTCGTTCTCGGGCATTCTGGTGTCGCCGTCGCTTTATAGCTTCAACGCCGCAACGGAAGAGGGCGAGCCTGGCGAGTCCGTCGAGCCATTGCCTGACGAGGGCGTTCCGACGCCTACCGGATTCGTTCCGACGATCCAAACGGAAGTCGTTTCGGGCGGCGCCACGGCAGCGTTCATCAATGCGACGTGGACCTTCGTCGACGACACGCTGACATACGAACTCGAATACGACCGCACCAGCGGCTCTACGGGCGTGCAGTCGGTGTTCTCCGTTGCCGGCGACACGCAGGTGCGCTCCGGCTATCTCGTCGATGGCGAGGAGTACCGCGTCAGGTTAAGGGCATGGGGCGGCGGCACGAAGTCAGAATGGACCGATTACGTGCTGTTGACGGCTACGGCGGATCCGGTTTCGCCGGGTCCGGTAACGGCAGTCAGCGTGACGCCGGGTGCTGGGCAGGCGGAGTTCCAATGGACCGCGCCGAACAGCAGCAACTACTTCGCCTGCCGCATCTACATCAACACCGTTGACGATCTGGGAACGGCAACGCTTGCGGCAACCGAATACGGGCCGCCTAGCGCTACCGATTTGCGCGTCGTGACGTCACTAGCGGCAGGCACCTACTACGGCTGGCTTCGGTCGATCAACCCGTCAGGCATTGCCGGCGCGGCGGTCGCTACTGGGGCGTATGTCGTGACGTAGCGACCGCCGAATCCCCGCAACATCAGCAGTTTACAGCCCGCCTAGCGGGCTTTTTCTTTTTATGGAGAAGACATGGCGACCGCAGCAACCGTGTTTCGCGATTATGAGACTGATGGCGTACCGGCCTCCGGTTCCCACAAAGTAAAAAAGAGTGACGTTCGCCAACTCCTCGGCGAGTACGAGTCGATAATCAACGCTTTTCTGTCGACTGGCGGACTGATCTTTTCGTCCAAGGCCGCCTTGGATGCTGATCTAGCGCATGCCGCGAACAGCATGGCGTGGGTGATCGGTGACGCGACGGTCGCCAACAACGGCATTTACCGCAAGATCGGCGCCTCTGGCACTGGCTCGTGGACGCGCGTTGCAGACCTCCCGTTCTCGTTTATTATCGCGAGCGATACGGGCGCCGGCACTCCGAACGCCATTCAGGCGACGACTTCGCTGCCGGTATCGTCCAGCGCGCTCGTTTGGCTGAACATCTTTGAAGCCAACACGTCATCGCCGGTCACGGTAAGCTTTAATGGCGGATCCGTACTCGCAGTCAAAACCAACAGCGGCAATGACGTGGCTGTAGGCGGGTTGACTGCCGGCATGATCGTCATGGGCATTGTTTCCGGATCGACGTTCCGACTGGTAAGCGATCAGGCGTCGAGCGCTGTTGTTGCAGCCGCAGAGGCCGCTCAGGTGGCGGCAGAAGCGGCCGCCGCAAGCGCCAATATCCGGTACGCCACTACGCGCACCGCACTTAAGGCGTACAACACCAACGTAACGACCTTGGTCTTTCTGGGGGAGGCAGGTCGCAACGGTCTGTACGAGTGGACCGCAGGTGACTTCTCCTCGCAGATAGCGGCGGACACCGCCGAGGGCATTTACATCAAGGCGGACGCCATCGCAGCAACAGCCGGCGCATGGGTTCGCGTTGCTGCAAGCGATGTCAGCGCGTTCGGTGCCTCCGCGAGTGCCGACAGTTCTGCGGCCATCACTGCAATGGCGACCTTGGTCGGTTACGTCCGGCTCCCGGCAGGCAACACGCTCGTTGATGCGAACCTGACGATAGACGCGCCAGTATACTTCGCCGATGGAGCCTATGTCACCGTCGCCACGACGAGGACGCTGACGATCACCGCCATCATCGATGCTCCGCGCCAGCACGTTTTTCGCGGCGCAGGGGCCGTCTCTCTCGCGCATGATAGCGACAGCGGCGAAGAAAGCCGCATGGTCCATGTGTCGTGGTTCGGAGCGAAGACCCAGGTTGAACTTGATCAAGCGCCGGCCATACAGAAGGCGTTTAACGCGGTTGGCAACAATCGCGAGAGTGTAATTAGCTTCGACCTTGGAAGCTATTACATGGCGTCAGGTGTGACGGTTACTCGCGGGGGGGAGGCTCTTGGGTCCGGTACTCGCCGCACCGTGTTTCAAGTCGCGGCGGACGGCTTCGATGTCTTCAACACGGGCCATACGGCCTGCAGGTTCAGGGAAATTCAATTCGAGAACCACCCAACTGTGGTCACGCCTCGCGTTAGTCCTTTCATCCGCATTTCTCATGATTTCTGCGAGATCGACAACGTTTACCTCCAGGAATCCTTCAACCAGATCATTGTCGATAATGGCGGCACCAACTGCCGGATCCGCGACATCAACATGGTCTGGCGCACGTACGCGTTCACCGCCGGCTCGTCGGGTATCTTGGTTAAGGCGGCGGGCTGCAATATCAGCGGCGTCTATTCTAACTACTCTTCTGGTGGCGGGCCTGCTGCGCTGATTGCAGTCGGCACTGGGGCGAGCGGCAACGTCAGCGCACCGTATATCGACAACGTTGTTTACATCTGCGCTTCGACTGGCGTCCTGATCCACGGCGACAGCAACAGTATTTCGCGCGGTCGTATCACCAACGTCAACTACCGGGGCGCTGTCGGCAACGCACCGCAGGCGGTCAAGTTTCTGACTTCGGGCACAGGCAATGTGTTCGGGTTCACGGTCGACGGCATCACTGTCGCAAGCACCGCAACCGCTGACATTACGCTCGAGCAAAACAGCTCGGGCGAGATGAAGGACATCAGCATTGACGGAGTTTACAGCTCGGGTGCTTCCGGGAACGGTATTGAGTTCATTCGTACTGCTGGCGCTCTGCATGATATCACTATCGGCGCATGCGTCGACGTAAGCGGTCGCACCAACGACATCACGACAACGGGAACTGTTACCGGCATCACGGTTGCCATTCCTGGTCGCCGAAAGGGTAAAACGGCCTCCTTCACCGTTCCCGCGAGCGGGGCCGATGATGGGGTGGCCTACCACGTGCAATCCGCAGGCGCGACGACAATCACCCTCCCTGACGCGGCAGCGGAAGGGTTGAGTTTCACTATTGCTGGCTCTGGGGGCGGCGCTCCAACGCTCAGTGCCAGTGGCAGTGCGACAATCAACGGCGGCGCAACCAAGGCGCTTACCGCCAACCAACTATATACCGTGGTTTGCACCCGCAACAGCGGAGGGTCTGCAGCTCAATGGATGACGCGAGCCTAATCGCATCTCCCCACCTGACATTTCAAGTACATGGCAGTGATGGCGTGACGCATAGTGCTTCGCTCACGCTTTCATCCGTTGCGGCTGAGGCGCGGTCATCTACCGCGCTCTGCTCTTAACGCAAACGTCAGGGTTGCGCGCATTGTAGAAGTGTTGTCAGTGTGAACGTCTCATCGCTCTATGAGGCTTTCATGCATTTTTTGCCCCGTACGTTGTTGATCGGCCATTTAGCTTGGCTTCTGAGTTTCGGTGTGGCCGTTGCCGAGACAGGCAATGTGCAGCCGACCGAGTATACGCTGCCAGTGCGCATCGTTGCAGAGCCGGAAGAAGCTCAAGATGCGGTGCGCGACCGCGAACGAAGCCTTGAGCTTCAAGAAAAGGACTTGGCACAGCAGACTTCCGTCGCAAGCTCTACCGAAGAGATCGTCTCCTGGACAATGGTGCAGGTGGTATTGACTACCTTAAGTTTGGTCGGTCTTTTTTATACGTTGTACTTGACCCGTAGAGCGACAAAAGCTGCCGAAAATGGCGTCAGGATCGCTATGGAAATTGGTGTCAAACAGGTGGAGGGACATCTTTCGACCGAAGGCGCCAGACTGTGGGCCAGTTCGGAAGATGGAACGAGCTTTGCTCCGGAGTTCCGATTTAAGCTGCAGAATACCGGCCAATCCCCAATCCACGCCGGACAAGTACAAGCGGAGTTGCTGGTACTCGAAGGTGACGACGTGACTGTTAGGTATCCCCTCGAGGCGGTGCCGTACCTGAGGAACTTCTCTATACTCGCGGCCGGCGGCCAAGATTTCACATGCAAATCGAGCGATGTGTCGTTGCGTGAACATATCGAGGGTTTTGAACGCCAGAGAAAAAGGGTTCGCGTAGAGCTGGCTGTCGATTTTAGAACGATATTCGGCGACGTCTATCAACTTGAAGAAACATATGACGGTTATGGGTTCTGCCCTAACGTCACTCCCGAGTGGGAGGGCACATTTGCATACGATCTAGGTAGGGTCACAACGACTTATACATTAAAGGTAAAGAAGCGCCATCTAGCAGCACTTTAGGGCGTCTCCCCATTTGACCCTACACGCACCGCCATAGGCTTCAGCACCGAGGGTGCTGGGGTTTTGTCATGAGCGGTTGTTTCGAAACCTGCCGCGCCGTCACCGCGAGATAAATCCGTGCCTGCTCGCGCGGCGATCCTGCTCGCCTATCCGCACCACCACAGGAAATCCAATGACCATTACGACCACGTCACCGCGTGGACGCGCCTTTACGCGTGGCCACGAAGGAAACCCGCTGACCTGTTATCTGGATCCTGTCGGCATTCCCACGATCGGCACTGGCTTCACGATGCGCAGTGCCGCAGTACGTCGCGCGCTGGCGAAACTGGGCATCACAAAGCTGGTGCCAGGCAAGGCGAAGATCACTGCGGAGCAGTCGGATAGCATTTTCGCCGCGGTGCTGGCTGAGGAATTCGAACCCGCCGTTGTCGCGTCGTCGCCTGCCAACCGCACGCAGCACCAGATAGACGCCGCGGTATCGGCAATTTACAACCTTGGCGCAGGCGCCATGGAGTGGACGTGGGCCGACCTCTGGCGCGCGGGCGACGTCAAGGCCGCGGCCGCCTATCTCGGCAGCCACTACAACACGGCAGATGGAAAGAAGCTGCCCGGGCTCGTGCGTCGCCGGAAGGAAGAGGCAGACTTGTTCTCGAACGGTCGCTACGCTACAGGCGGAGCGGTCAAGGAGGCTACGCGGGATCCGCCTCGCAAGCCTGACGCTCTCGTTAAGGAAGCGCAGGAAATTCTCACCAGCAAGGGCTTCAATCCTGGCGCCATCGACGGCTGGATGGGCGAGAAGACGCGCGACGCTATCATCGCGTACCAGAAGGCACACCCGCACCTCGAAGCCGATGGCATTCTCGGGCCGGCTACTTTGAGCCAGCTACGGCGCGACGCCAAGGCATTGAAGGACGCGGCCACAAAGGGCGCAGGCTCCGCGCTAGGCTCGGGCGCGCTCGCATTCGCTGCTGGATTGCCGTGGGGTTGGATCGCCTTTGGTGCTGCTGTGCTCGCCGTTGGCTACGTGGCTTACCGCTATCGCGATGTTCTCAAGCGCCGCTGGAATAGCTGGCGCGGCAAGGAGGCAAAGGTGTGATTGCCCTGTTTTCCTTCCTCATCAAGGTCGGCCTCAGCGGAGTGGTCGAGCGCGGTATCAAACTGCTCGAGCGTCGCGCCGAGCTCGAGGTCGACAAAGAGAAGCTACGCACCGAACTCACCGCGGAGTACATGCGCCAAGTCGTTGAAGAGACCCGCATCATGGCGGACTTCAACAAGGCGAAATTCTCCCTTCCGTGGTTCTGGATGTTCGCCGCACTATTCGTCCTGCCGCTTGGCTTCTGGTGGTCGGCCGTCATCCTCGACGGCACGTTCCACTTCGGCTGGAATGTTGCGAACCTTCCGACGCCCGAAATGCGGCAGTGGGCTGGCGACATGATCAAATGGATTTTCTACGTCGGTGGTGGCGTTGCTGGCGTGAAGGCGGTGCTGAAAAGATGACCGGCGCCGAGATCATGTACGCAGTCGGGTTCTTCGTCGGCCTGTTTGGCGCCATCTTCGGCGTATGGAAGTATGTTGACGGGAAGATCGGAGCGGTTCGCGATGATCTTGCCTTGCACAAATTGCACATCGCCGAGCACTACGTTTCCAAACAGGGTCTGCGTGAGACCACCGAGCAGATCATGGCGGCGATCGGTGGCGTGAAGGATGCGGTCGATAACATGACGCTGCGCGTTGATCGGATCGTTGAGAATCAGCCGCAGAGGCGGACGACCAGGGCAGGGTAGCCCAAGGACGATCACATGTACCCGCTCAGGTGCGTGCTCGTGCCTCGGCTCGGAATGGCCCTTACTGTCATGACCTGATTAATCACCGCGCTTAGGGCTGCGGAGGTAAAGTTCGCAACCGCGCTGATGGAACTCTCTTTCTGCGATCGGCTTCCATACTTGCTGTTGGCGCAACACAGTCGTAACCCGCTCGGTCGTTCCAGCGTCCTCCCTTGCTTCAAGCGGATGTTGGTTTTGAAGCCATGCCTGCACAGCCGAGTTACTCGCTCCCATCCACATCCCCGCCCAGTAATCTGGGGTACGTTCTGCATTGAAGTCTGGGGTCTCTCTCTTGACTTGGCTTGAACGCTTAAGGACGTCAGATGCTTCCAGTAGCGCGCGGTTATATCCCATGATTGCGATGTCGTGCTGATCGAGGGGACGTCCTGCCCACCCGGCTAACACAGAGCACTCAAAAATCTCCGTGGCTTGATTGGCAAAGCCACAGGTCGAGGCGAGCGACCCGATAAGGGCCACTGCCGCACGAAGGCGTGCAAGGTTAGCTTTCATGCCGCTTCCAAACCTACAAACGAATGCACAACTATAAGGGCGGGGATGTCGCCGCAGCTAAATTTCTGTAACCACACGTCGTAACGCGAACGGGGGCTGTTGCGTACGGCGCCACCTGAAAAGGGTATTATTATCCTTTACTCTTCTTGGGGTCTTTTGATTTCGGATATGTCCGCTCCTCTTGGATCGTATTGTCCACCTTTCGGATCCGCACCGATCCGCCGCTTGGCCCTACGGCATCGCGCAGCTCCTTCAACGCTTGGTCCTTCGTTTCGAAGGTTGCCTTAGCGCGGTCGGAACTCTCCCTCTCCAAGCGCCACTTATCTGTCTTGCCATCTTTTCGCAGCGTGTATTTATCCAAGCTCATGTGGCTTCATCCTCAACCGGTTACACCTTCAGTTGCGTATTGCAGTTTGCCATATGGCTCCCAAAGTTCAAGTACCGCCTCTGTTACGCGGACTTGCAATCCCCTGAGCACCTTGAATAACTTTGCATGAAATGACTTCTTTCGGTGGAGAAACTTGGTGCTTGAGGTACTTCAAGGTTGGCTGACGGCAATCGCAACTGGTGCTGGTGTTTACGTGGCCATTGGCGGGTTGAATTCCTGGCGACGAGAGACCACCGGCAAGCGGGACATCGAGTTGTGCCAGGCTGTTATAGAACGGTTCTACGAGGCAGAGCACCGAATGGATGTTCTGCGGTCGCCCTACTCGTTCGCTTCCGAAGCAGCGAGCCGTCAGAAGGGAGAACACGAAAGTGAAGATGAGAGCTATCGGCTCGATCTGCTTTTCGTGCCCTTGGCTAGGTTAGAAGCGCAAAGCGCGTTTTGGTCAGAGCTCTTTTCTTACAAGTTCAGGATGCGTGCGCTGTTTGGAGAAGAGGCCGCCACGACATTCAAACATATCGATGACGCGTACCGGTCTTTTCGTGCGGCCGCAGTGACCAGATACCAAGCGCTGCATAGGAATCCAGACGGCTTGAGCCCGGAGACTCAGACTAAATTGGAGGAGAGGATTTGGGCAGAGCTTGCAGAGCCCGATGAGATCGCAGTGAAAATGCGCGAGGCGATAAATGCGATGGAGCGGGTATGCATCCCCATCGTTCGTTCCACAAGGCCAGCCAAGCGACTGACCGCATTGTTGAAGCGAAGCTAGCTTACGGATCGCCCAGGGCAGACCAAAGTCTCCACGCAAACCAAACACCGGCTGACCGCGCTCAGGTTGAATTTTTGCGATTACTTGACGGGTGCCAGACCGCAATCTTGCGTCTTCCGGCACAGACGCGCGATGATCGCTTGTGCCGCTCCATAAAATTCTGCTGTGTCTCGAAGTTTGATGGGGCTAATTCCGCTTTCTCGGTCTTGGAGCACTGCATTGGCGGCGGCCACTTCTTCCTCGGAGCACATGAACACGGCGGCAAGCGCTACTTCGCTCGGAGCGACCTCAGAAGGTTCAAGCCGCTCCGCCATTCCTCGTACGCACAGCATGAAATTTCTTACCATTTGATCTGTGTCAGGCCCTGCAGCGGCGGGAAAGATTCCCCACGGCAGCAGAAGAATAGCCAAAATTGACGCGTAATTCATCACCAGCCCCTCAATAGACGGTTCCCTTACGGAAGCTATCGAGTCTCCCAACGGATGCAATACCGCCCTCCTAAGGATGTAGGCGCACCGCGGCGCTGACTGGCAGAGCTCTGCCGCAACCGTCAATACGCTTCCACTCCGGCCGATGCTCGCCACAGTACCAACTCGGCCCCGACGGGCCGACTGCGAAGCCAAAGCTGCCCCATTTCGTGCAGCCAGGATGCTCGCAGTAGTGGACATACGGCCCGGCTTCATAGTGCGGTTTCGCGCCCAGTTCGTCACTCATGGCGATCGCCTCCTCGGCCGGCGCCAAACTGCTGATCGAAAGCCTGTTCCCAATTCGGATGGCAGGAGGCGCTGACGTGCTTCAAGGGCTCGAAATGGTATCGCGCCAGCAGTGCGGCCGAGATTATCCGCGCCATTTCCTTGCGCGCGCTTTCTGCTTTCAGCCGATCGGGGTCGCAGGCGGCCCGCCTCAATTCGAGCGGGATCGCGTAGAGCGTCTGCGTAACGAATGGCGCAATCGCCGGAGACCGCAATACCGTCTCGACATCGAAGATGGCAAAGGCCCCGAAGGATTCGGCAATTCCCTTGGCGAGTTCCTGGACGCCGCGCACCTCGACGGGGCGGCGATACTGGTCGAGGCCGGCGTAGGCCCGCCTTTGGTGCGGAGGCATTACCGCGAGATCGACTTCAATTGCGGTTCCGATCTCATTTTCAAGTGTTCGCATGATGCGCGCCTTTCTGCATTCGCCGCTGATTGATGGATTGGCGCGCCGCATCGCCGATGAATGTTCTTATTATGTTCTATAAGCCGAAAGAGTCAATTCGGCTTTTCGCGGGCCTGTGCGTTAATGGCCTGATGGCCAAAGCATCCTCGAAGAAGCCTCGCGATGTCGCTCCAATGGATCCCATGCCGGCGCGCGTCGATCCCTGCCTTGCCACTCTCGTGGATAAGCCGCCAATCGGCCCCGACTGGGCCTATGAGGTGAAGTGGGACGGGTACCGGCTGTCCGTGCACATCGAGCCTGGCCGGGTGCGAATACTCACGCGCGGTGGCTACGACTGGACCGAGCGCTTCCCAACAATCGCAGACGACGCGCGGCGCCTCGCCGTGAAAACGGCGATCTTCGACGGGGAGGCGGTTGTTCTCGACGAGCAGGGGCGGTCCGATTTCGGCATGCTGCAGCGGGCGCTCGGGCGACTTCCTTCGGCGGTCGAAGCCGGCGCCATCGTCTTATATGCCTTTGACCTCCTCTATCTTGACGGCCGCGATCTTCGCCGTCTGCCGTTCGGAGAGCGCCGGCGATTGCTTGAGCCGCTCGTTGCAGGTCGGGAAGGGGCCGTCCGCCTTTCTGAGGAGGTTCAGGCTGATGGCGACGAGTTCTTTCGCGTTGCGTGCGAACACGGCCTTGAGGGCATCATCGCCAAGCACATTGAGAAGCCATACCGCTCAGGTCGAGGCGAGTGGTGGCAGAAGATCACCTGCAAGCGCCGGGATAGCTTTGTGATCGTCGGCTTCGAGCCGTCGACAGTGCCAGGTCATCTCGGGCGGCTTCTCCTCGCCGCGCGCAAGGACGGCGAGCTCGTCTATGTCGGCGGCTGCGGAACTGGCTGGTCACATGAGCTTTCGCGTGAGCTGCGTAATCTGCTCGAAGGGATGGCGACAAAAATCCCGGCGGTTGCGCTGCGGAGGAAGGGCGCCGTCTTTGTCGAGCCGGTGCTCGTCGCGGAGGTTGAGTATCGCGCCTGGACAGACGACGGAAAGCTAAGGCATGCCTCGTTCAAGGGGATCAGGGAGCGGGAGGATGAGGCGGGGGTGTATAGTCTGTGAAGAGTGCGCTATGGTTGGGCCGCTTGCGCAAGATCACGAACAATCAACGGTAATTGATAGACAACGGATATAAAGACAGCGGACGTGAGCAATGAGCTAACGATGAAGAGGGTGATTGAGAGGCCGCGCCTGTACCAGTGCGACGAGGCAGGATAGTCGCCGACCGAAAACAGTTCATCAAGCGCTGCCCTCGTTGTCGCGACGAAGGCAATGGCTAGAACTGTTGATAGTACACCAACTGAAACGGCAATAATTATAAGTGTAAAATCAATTACTCCCCAAAGAGCAATGCTCTTTGCAGTAACCTTTTTGCCTAAGTAAACCGTTACGCCGAACAAGAAGATGAGCCTTACCAGCATCCCAACGTAGTCAGACAGTCTCTTTGCCGCATCAAATGTTGCCGATGACTCTCCAGAAAAGATCTCTGAGAGAAATGTTCTCCTCTGCTTCATCTTGCTGCCGTCCTTTAATTCACATTTGTTAATTACTCACGGTATGTCGCAGCTTTCGTCAGGAAGCGTTATGCGTTGGGGTCTCTCGGCTCAGCCTATCCGTGCAATATCAATACTCGGTTGAGTTTTAAGATAGTCGACAATGGCATCTGCGAGAGATGTTTCCAGAGGTGAGTTCGGTTCGAAGCGCGCGTCGGTTGTCACAAGTAAGATCGTCTTTCGATTCCCATCTTTGTCTATTTCGTGAATAATATTTTCGGTCTTAACTGCGGGATGATTGATCATAGATGCTCCTTTGGTAGACGTCCGAAAGTGGGTGTGAAAACGCTACTTACACCCCTTCGCCTTAATCGAAGACTCGATCGCATTGACCTTGCCCTTCGACACAGCGACTTGGCCTTCCTTGTCTCCGCCGAACGTGCTGGACGCAGGTACACCGACCAGGAACACGCCGATCGCATCGCCTGTCGCCGCCTGGTTCTGCTGCTTTGAAACAGCGGCAAGATTTGCCTGCTCCTTCATCAGCTCTTGCGCCAGCCCTTGACAGCTCTGATTGCTGTACGCAGCCATCGGAATATCGACCGGCACAATTGCGTCAGGACGCTTCGCGCAGGAAGACACAGCCAGCGCGGACGCCAGCGCGATCAGACGGAATTTCATGTAATGCCCCTCAAAGAAGAAATTTAGCCCAACCACAACTAAGCATGGCCAGCGGCGGCAGGGAAGGGCGGGGGTGCGGAACTCCACAGATGGTTGCGGTCAACGCGCCTCTCGTGCTGCTCGCCGCATGTCGCGCTCACGCCTCCATCTCTGCAAGCCGGTTTCCGCCTGCTTCTCGCGAACATCGAGTCCACTAATCTCGTCGAGCTTCGCGTCGATCGCTCGCTTGTCCCACTTGCGCGTGCCGGGTATTGCCGGGGGCATCTTGTGGCTGGCGACCCACATCGAAAAGCAGGTTGGAGAGATGCCGCAGTATTCTGCCGCTTCCTTCCGGCCGATGAGGCGAGGGGACGTAGTCATGGCGCAGGATCTCCCCATTTGCTTTTGGGCTTCCTGTTGCGCTCCCTCTTCCACAAGCCCAACCTCTCCTCGCCGTCTGGAGCGGCCGCTGCAAAACCGGCAGTGATACCGAAATACCCTTCGTAGAATCTCCGCACGAGCGGCACTGGCCGCCCGTCATGCAGCGGATCAATCCGCGGAAAGCCCTTTCGCTCCAGTTGAGGAATGATGGCCTTCACCCACATTGAGGCGCGATCCTTGCCAACGATTGCGATGGCCAGTTGCTGGTCGGTGGCGAACATCGGAAGTTGAGAGAGAGGATCGCTAGTCATTAAGCCGCCCTCCAAACTTCATTCAAAATCCGAGCCGCCAACGCGGCCTTGTCCTCCGGCAGAAACCGACCGTAGTGGTTGCGGATCATTTCTGGCGTGTCTTGGATTGCGTAACTGGCCTGTTCGTATGAACCAGTTTTCTTCAGGATGTGCGTCGCCAGCACGTCCCGCACGTTGTGCGGCCCATGGGGCAGCAGGCCCTTGATAGCTCCGCGGTCAGTGTATGGGTTGTAGATGCCGTATCGCTGAATCGTCAGCCGCCAAGCATCGTAGATGGAGATTTGGTCATAAGCGGCGTCCTTAGTGTTGACTTTTGTCGTCTTAACAAAGAACGTGCCGGGATCTGCGATGTCGCCTAATAGCGCCGCCCTGTGTCGCCCCACATAGGCGTCGATGTACTTGTAGAGATCCAAAAGGTCGGGAAGCACGAGTCGAAACGGTTTCTGACCGAAGAACGACGAACTCGCGTTCTTGAACGCATTTGCCGGAATCAACACCTCCCACCCTCGGTCGCGATCGCTCCATCGCAGCTCGCCGCGCCTTAAATCCTCGAGCCGGCGCTCTGACGTCGGGAACTGGCCGCGAGGGCACACAAGCAACTGACGCAGGTTCTTCTGGCGAAGACCGAGGTGCAAACCAAGTCGCAGCAGCAGAAATGATCGCACAGCCTCAGCGGCCGCTCGCGGGTAGCGTTTCTCATCGGGCATCCGAGCGACGATCTCGTCGGTGATTTTCCGGTATTCGGAAAGTGGGCTATCCGTCTCAAGCACACACATGATCGGTTCAAAGGGATCGCGATGCACGCGCGCGACGCGCTTAATCTCCTTGGAGCGGCTTGTCAGATGACGGTAGAAGGTATCGCAGAAACCATCCCAGTCGCCCGATGCCGCAGCGATCTCGCTTTCGGAGATTAGGCCGGGGATGGGGCGCACGCGTGCGAGAAACTCCGGGTGCTGCCGAAGCCAGCCCGTTTCGCGCCGCGTTAGAGCGAGCGCGACCGCCAGCATGTTGACCTCCCAGATCGTGTAGAACCCGCGCCGGCGTTCGCGCCAGCGCAGATACCAATCCCAAACCCCAAGGAATGCGAGAAGGCCGAATGTCAGTCGCGTGAAGGGGAGACCGTAGCCTTGCACGCCTTCGGTAGGCGCAGCAGAGAGTGCGCCAAACATAAGCCCAAGGTGCTCGATCTTTTGCGCCGCCGTTTCGTCTCCCCATATGCCGTTGCGCTGGAAGCCGAGGTCGGTGAGCGTCGATGTTTTAAACCGAACAAGATCTTCCATCTCCGCCGCCAGGTTCGCCGGCGCATCCAAACTACCGGAAAGGAGGTCAGGACCGTCGATGTCGGGATCCTCGTCCTCGGCTTCCCAAACCGGCGATGAGGATCGTCCCGTTAGAGCAGGGAACCTGATTGCATAGCGCTGTTTGCTCGCCGCAGCTTGGAACCGACGGTATTCGGTCGTGCCGCTGATGATGACCCGTCGCACCCATTCAATGATTTCTTCTCGCTTCTCAAATGGAAGTGAGTTGAAATCATCGGGCAGATGCCAGGCCAGCCGCCGGCGTTCGGCATCCCCGATGTCGTCACCCATAATATGTCCTCTTGCTGCACGCGCGGTCGGGGGTAACTTGTTCTTGAAATAGCCTGCGGGAAGTCGATACCGGCGCTCTATACGCCCTAGTATCTCCAGGCTTTGAACGCTTCTCGGTGGCTTTTCGCCGTTGAACCAAACCACTATCGTCTTTCGGTTGAATGCTTCGCCGGGACGGACGATGGAGCGATGCAAGTGCCAGCACGTGTCGCCGTGTCGCCGCATGTGCAGTTGCAGTGCTTCGGCGAACGTTGGAGGGTCTTCCCACTCATCGAAAAGAGGGTCTGGAAACTCCACAATCGGCCGCGGTTTCTGACCGCGCTTCTGTCGGGCGTCTGCGGATTCGGTTAGAGCTTCGGCATGCGCCTGTGCCGCTGAGCGTTTTGGCGTGGTTTCCCGGATAGTCTGTTTTGTCACGGTGGAGCGTCTCTCGCGATTCGTGGAGGCGCGGTGATTGAGCCATCTGACTCTACTGGTCAATAGGCGAAAATCGATATTTTTGACAAATTTGTAAAACAATATCAATTAGTTGGCGTGTCAGATCGGGTCGCGAATCAATGACTCGCGGGTTCGGCAGCTTCGATGAGAACAGGGTCTTCGTCGCTCGAAGAACTCGCCAGCGAGTTCGGGATGTTCAAAGTTTCTTTTTTTAGGCATCCGTGAGTTCCTCACGATTGACGATCGCGCAGACGGACGCCTGGGCCGCCTGAAATCGTTTCGCCGTCAGAGAGGAAGATGATCCCAGCGCCCTCCAGTGCTGCACGTACCGCTCGCGCGTTATTGGACATTGCGACTACATCGCTCTTGGCGCCCTCCATCCTCTTGAGGGTGGGGATGGAAATATTCGCGCGGTCGGCCAAGTCCTTTTGGGTCATATTTGCCAAGGTGCGCGCTGCCGCAATCTGGTGTCCCGTCAAAGAAATTTGATCCATTGGTATCATTCTGATCTAAAGGTGTTGACATACAGGTCGAATTGATCCAAAAGTATCACGTAGACACTTTCGAGGCAATGAGGAGACCAAGATGACCATTGTGAGATTAAGACCGATGCCCACGATCGCCTTTGAGCCTGAAGAAGGCAAAAGATTAAGACGCCAGTCCGCGGAGGCTGGCAGAGATAAGGTGCAGGGCGCTGAGGACAGCAGCCCGCACCGCCCTTGGTCACAGGATGCCTACGATCTCCAGATGCAGGCGAAGGTCGCCGTTACCTTGATCGGAGAGCTATTCAGCAACCTGCACACCTTGGAAGATATCCTGGAGTTCAAGCTGCTGGAACAGTCGGGCATCGAGGAACTGGCGTTTCAGATTCATCAGATCAAAATGGCCACGGAGCGGCTGCAGCCTGCGTAGTGTTTGCCGTGTGTGGGCAGGGGGGTCGTTGACTGGCTTACCTGTTGCAGCTGGATCCGCAAGGAATTTTAGCCCATTCAACATTTCACAGTCACCTATGGCCGGCGCGGTCACCACCTGCGCCAACACCAGCAGCGCGCCGGCCGATTGTGCCGTTCTTCCGTCGCGGGGTTTCTAGCGCCAATAACTCCGCCCGTTGTCGACTGATGATTGGCCCATAAAATAGCCGATCGCGAAGGCGAGGGCGCCGACTGTGAGCGCCAACCCAGCTGCGGTGTATGGGTGGTCCGCGGCCCCGACCGCCACTGCATTCGCTTCGCGGCTCACTGCGTCGGTGGCTGTCTTCGCTACCTTTCGTGCACCAGTGGGTGGATCGGTCGGCGTCCCGGTGAAACCGGCGCTCAATTCGTCTTTTGCCATATTGTTTCTCCTGTTGGGGAAGGAGGAACCGATGGCGGGCGGGGAGGTTCCGGATACCTAGTGCACCGACCCACGTCGGCGCTTGATGTAAAGCAGGTTCAGCAGATCGACCAGGTCATCGGCCTGCTCCATCTCCAAGCCAACCTGCTCAACCTCATTCACTTCCGCCGGAAAGCCAGTGAAGATGTCGAACACCGTCCACGGGCCGTCGTCTTCCTGGCGGAGATTGTAGCGATTCTCTGACATGGCCACCTCGGTAAGCGAGGGCACGCAAGATAGCACAAACCACTCGCTGCGAAGTTAGGATCTACATTAGGATTGCCAAGAACGCCTTGGTATTTATGCAATAATATCAATAACTTAGAACAGAATGATGGCGGAAGAGGTGGGATTCGAACCCACGGTACGCTTTCACGCACGCCGGTTTTCAAGACCGGTGCCTTAAACCGCTCGGCCACTCTTCCAAGTGCCTGGGAAACTCCGTGAATTCGCTTCCGAATTCTCGGCAATCCGGCGATTGCAACCGGGTTTACCAACAGTCCTCCCAACGGCTGGCCTTTTAGCAGCTTTGATCACAGCGTCAACGTGCTCAGCAGCATTTGCTTGCGGTTCACAGATGACGGGGTGGGCAGCGAATGCAGCCATGCAACACGGGAGATCATCACCTACGGCCGTTGAAAATCACTTTTCAGACGGACTGCCCACTGCTGCCGGGGATTCAGCGGCCTGCTCGGCCGACTGATTTACGATCCGTAAACCATGACGGGAGTTTTTCAGCAGCCTTTCGCCTTCCAGTTCGCATTTTCGCCTTGTTGTTGTCATTTTTATTCGACTGTTCCGTTTCGGGACGACGAATTTTCGTGGGGACCTACTGCACGCTTGCGCTGATCTCTGCGCGCCCGCCGGACGCGTGAGCGCTGCAGGAGTGGATTTTCGGTTGCGGCATTGCAAATGATCTTGTGGGACAGATGACATCCGATAATGGTGCGGCATATCTTGTGAGGGGGCTCCGTCTCGCAGCGGTTCCGTTGCTTTGCGCGGTGCTTGCGTCCTGCGGATCGACGTCGAGCGTCAAGAAAACCAAGCCGCGGAGCAAGGAATATTTCGCCGAGTCGGTCTACGGCGTCAAAGCCAGCCCCAGAGTAGCCACCGGGAATAACATTCCCAAGGGTGGCGGACGCTATCAGGTCGGCAAACCTTACCAGGTCAAGGGCAGGTGGTATAAGCCGAAAGAGGATTTCGGCTATAACAAAAGCGGTATGGCCTCCTGGTACGGTTCGGCCTTCCACGGCCGGCTGACGGCGAACGGGGAGGTCTATGACACAAATCACCTTTCGGCCGCCCACCCGACATTTCCGCTGCCGAGCTATGCGCGCGTGACCAATACGGAAAACGGCACGTCGGTCGTCGTGCGTGTCAACGATCGCGGCCCCTATGAATACGGCCGGATCATCGACGTCTCTTCGAAGACCGCCGACCTGCTCGATATCAAGCGTAAGGGCAGCGCCAAGGTTCGCGTGCAGTATATCGGCCGCGCGCCACTCGAAGGCAACGACATGCCTTACCTCATGGCTTCCTACGTCAGGAAGGGCGAACGCGGTCCGAGCGTGATGCCGGAAGGACAGATCGCAACAGGCGTGATGGTCGCCTCCAACAAGCCGCTACGGGAGCTGATTCCCGATGTCGGCGCGGTACCCGTTCCGAATAGATCCGCGCTCGAGCCCGGTGCGCCGATGAACGCGCTTGCCGAACCGGCAAAAGCCACTGCAGTTTCAGGTGCATTCGACGAGTTTGCAATCCTGCCGGAGATCGGTCCCGTGCCCAGGGCGCGTCCTCAGTTGGTCCCGCTGCCGGACGGCAGCCTGACCTATGCCGCGGCCTATGTCGAAGTCCGCGTCAGCGACGAGCCTTCGCCATTCGAGGCGATCATGGTCGAGCGCAATCCGCTGACACCCGAATCCATTCTTGCCTATGCGAAGCGCCGGCACCAAAACGCCACCGCGCGCTGA